TATGGAAACATTTGTTGTAACAACACAGATCCTTGAAAACTACGGATCGCATACCACCGACGGGGAATTCTCTTCGGGCAATGCCTACTGGAAGTTTAAGGGTGGATCAACGTATATCGTTAAAGGATTATCCCGTAGCCAGGACGCTATGGCTTATGTTGCTGGACCTAATATCGAGAATACCGTTAACTGGAAAGAGTTTCCTATTGAGGTTATGACCATGGATGAATTTGAATCTAGGTTTCCAGAAGCTTCTGATCTCCTAGATTTTGAATTGAGAGAAGCTATTACTTTAGATGCTAGCGTTGAGATACCTACTAAGCCCAAAGGCAGATTTCATCTGCGTGGGTCCTTGGGACTATAATGTCTACACCTCGTCGCTTAAAAGAAGCAAGAATGGAAGCTCACCGCCAAGAAAAGATTGAGAAGGAACGTAAGAAGTTGTTTACGGTTAATTCAAATAAGAAGGAGTTTATACCCTATGTCCCGAAACCGATTTATCGCAAGGAGGAACAGAAGTATGAAAGTGCAGTCAGCAGCAAACTCGAACATTCGGCGGCAGCAACAGCAAAGCCAAGAAGAACAGAGTACTCCGGTGACTACGTCACAGGAATCGCAACAATGCACAAATCAAATCTCGTCCCTGTCGGAAGGGGAGATAATCCGCAAGATTATGCAACAATGAGGAGAAGTTAATGAACCGCAATAAAATGATTGAAATGCTACGTGATCAGGTGTGCGTAGTTAAGTTTACTAAGGTAAACGGGGAATCTCGCGAAATGGCATGCACTTTAAATGAGAATGCTATTCCAGATACAATGAAGCCTAAGGATTCATCTACAGCTTGGCCGGAAGAAGTTATTCGGGTCTTTGATGTAAACAAATCCGGTTGGCGTTCTTTTAAGGTTGATTCAGTTCAGACGTTTGATTTTCTACTTCCATAAATATGTTTACTTTTTTAGAAAAGTGTGATATAATGATTTTATTATTAACAAAAGGAGGTTATTATGGCAATAGGTAGAAAGCAATTAAAGAAGACAGTCAGGGTAAGACCTAAGACTGGAATCCATGCTGCTGAGACCATTGTTGATTTCTATAAGCTTAAGTGGTACTTCCACTATGAAATAGAAGTAAAAGAAATATCTTCTGTTGTTAAGCCCTGGATCAAAGAAACCTTTTCTAAAGAAGAAGCAAAGGCTATTCTAGCTAATCCCGAATATCACTTTACGATGTATCCACACTTTGCATCGTGTATATTTTGGGCTAAGAAGAATATGCCTTATCCTGAACCATATGCTAATTGGTTTAATATTGTTAAGGATTACTATACCAGCATTATTGAAATCGGTCAATCTATTGTTAAGGAAAAAGCTGAGAACAAAGATAATGCTGGAACAAACGTAGTAACACTCAGTCCTCAGCAAAGACTAATCAATAAGATTAACGATACAGTTATGCAGGATATTCTTGATCTTGAAGATAAGTGGATAGATGGTGACAATAAAGCTACTATCGATCTCTATACCCAGTTTAAGGTACACGGCCTATCTGGCTCTGCTGCTGATCACGTTCGTAAGGTCCTTAGTGTATGGTTGGATGAGTACACAGAAGCTTATAGCGGAACGTGTGAGCAGCTTAGCGAGGCGTATTCACATGTCTCTAAGCCTAATCTTAAGCAACGGATTAAGACCTGCGAAGCTATGCTATCTGATCTTGATAAGATTAAGAGTGCAGCTAAGGCAGTTCGTAAGACTCGTATTAAGAAACCTAGAGCTGCTGATAAGCAAGTAAGTAAGTTAAACTACTGCAAAGAGAATAATGAATTTAAAATTGTTTCAATATTCCCTATACAGATTGTTGGCTCTATGAGGTTATATGTATTTAATGTTAAAACCAGAGAGTTAACTGAATTCATAAGTGAATCGGTTAATGGCTTTGAAGTGAAAGGGACTTCATTGCAAAACTTCGCGGGAGGATCACGTAAGGTTAGATTACGTAAACCAGACGAGTTCCTATCAATTGTACAGTCTAAAACACCGAGGCAAATTGATAACGAATGGCAAAAATTAACTACAAAGACAAGCGAACCCAACGGGCGAATCAACAAGGACTGTGTCTTGTTACGTGTATCGGACTCTTAGCAGTTGTAGCTCGATGGGATTATTCAACCCCTGTAAAAGCTGAGCCAATTGTAATTCCTGAGGTAGTAGAAAAACACACACCTTATGAAACTGTCTATGCTACTGATATATTCGTAGAGAAAGACTTTGAATGCTTAGTTTTAAATAGCTATTATGAAGCTAGGAATCAGAACGAAGATGCTATTATGGCAGTTGCCATGGTTACTTTAAATAGAACCCAAGATAGTCGTTATCCTTCTACAATATGCGAGGTTATTAAGCAAACTAAGTATGATAGACTGGGTAGGATACTGCTTAACCAATGCCAGTTCTCTTGGTATTGCGACGGTAAGTCCGATAGACCCAAAGATAGAAAGGCATATAAGTATGTACAGTATATAACAGAGAAAGCTATTGTTCTCTGGTATACTAATCAGGACATTACAAAAGGTGCAACACACTATCATGCACGCTATGTAAAACCTGATTGGGCATCATCACTCGCTTACATTGATGATATAGGCGATCATAGATTTTATAAATGGAACTAATGACTGAGGAGTATAGCTATGCCAACGAAGTTTAAACCGTCTACATATAAGAGGGTTGGAGGTGTTAAAGTAGGATCTCATACCTACATGTCCGGGGTATCTGTTAAAGCCCTGCAAGACGTATTAGAGTCTAATTCAGCAAAGCCTAAGATGAAGAATAAGGTTCGAAAAGAGCTTGTCCGACGAGGCGTTGTATGATAGAACCTAAAATCTTAACTAAGAAAAGGTTTTCAGAGGAAGTAGAAAACAGGATGGCAAAAGGCTTAGAGAGTAGCTACATTGACGCCTGTGTTCAAGTCTGTGAGAACCACCAATTCCCTCCAGAAGAAGCTGGTCGGCTTATCTCTCCCTCTTTATACTCTAAGATTGAGGCAGAAGCTGCTAGGGTAAATTTAGTAAAGGTTCCCTCTCATAATACAACCATGCTTCCTATATGAGACAAATGGAACCTTTCCAAGCCTTCAGTCTATATCAAGCTATTAAGCTACACTTCGAAAGTGATAGCTACGATGCAGTAAAGTATAACTACAAAACGTCTGCTAAGCCACAGTCTTTTTGGAAAAGAAAGGATAAGTATTTCTTTGCTAAAGTTGGTAAAAGGTTTGAAACAGCAGAGCAGTTAAAGTTCTATTACATATCCCACTTCATTAAAGACAATAAGTGGATAGGTGATATGATCTCAAACGAAGGTCCTTATGATGACTGGATTAGGATAAACGAAAGTCTTGGCTATATCTTTGAGCAAGACCTATATAAACTATCAGAGGAGATAAGCTCGTTTGACGACTTGTTTAAGATTGATGTACATCCTAAGATTGTAGAAAAATACATGCAGGATGAGATATCATTAGAAACAGTTGTTATAATAAATAAATTAGTCGGCTTTATGAATAAGGCTGATAAAGAAATTACGGAAACTATCGTGTGGCCTGACATCTCACGAAAGATTCGTAAGTATACCCCTTTTGTTATGGCGAACCCTGAAAGAATGAAAAAAATTATTCTTAAGGTGTTTACATCATAGCAAAAGTATGGTATAATGTAGTCTATATTATGGGAAAGTGGATAATTCAGTAATACTAATACAAACTATATGGAGTAATAATATGTCATTCGCAGACCTCAAGCGTAACCGTTCATCAGCAATCTCAGCTCTTACTGCAGCAGCAGAATCAGCTGGATCTGGTCAACAACAAACTAAAAGCTATGTAGACGATCGATTCTGGAAGCCAACATCTGATAAAGCAGGTAATGGTTATGCAGTAATTCGATTCTTACCTGCCCCATCCGGTGAAGAACTCCCTTGGGTTCGTTACTGGGATCACGGCTTCCAAGGTCCTGGTGGTCTTTGGTACATCGAAAGCTCACTCACCTCGATCGGACAACAAGATCCAGTATCTGAAATGAATACTGTACTTTGGAATACCGGCAGGGATGAGGATAAGCAGATCGCTCGCGATCGTAAGCGTCGTCTACATTATGTAGCGAATATTCAAGTTATCTCAGATCCTTCTAAGCCAGAAAACGAAGGTAAAGTATTCCTTTACAAGTTTGGCAAAAAGATCTTTGATAAAGTTATGGATGTTATGCAACCTCAGTTTGCAGACGAGCAACCAGTTAATCCTTTTGATTTCTGGGAAGGTGCAAACTTTAAGATTAAGATTCGTAAGGTAGATGGTTGGGTTAACTATGACAAGTCAGAATTTGATGGCATGTCAGCAATCTCTCAAGATGAAACTGAAATCGAAGCAATCTATAATAAGCTATATAGTCTACAGGATTTTATGGATCCTAAGAACTATAAGACCTATGAAGAACTTAAGCAACGCCTAAACAAAGTATTGGGTGAAGCACAAGTTATGACTACTGCAGAATCTATCTCATTGGACGAATCTTCTGATTCAATCCCATGGTCAGCAGAACCGGCTCCAGTTCCAGCTCCGGTTCAAGCTTCTGTTGATAATGATGACACAGAGGATACATTAAGTTACTTTCAGAAGTTAGCAACGCAAGGGTAAGAACTTAGCGTTTTTTGGGAGACTTCGGTCTCCCTTTTTTATGTGTGGCTAGAAGGGGTTTATAAAGTCCAGACGTTGAAGGTCGTCAGCTGATATACCCTGTGATATATTATTAGTTATAGCTGTAGCTGAATTAATGTTGCCACCTGATCTACCACCACCTCCACCGCTTGAAGCTTGAATAATAGTCATATTAGTTTGTGCAGCTGCTTGCGCTTTATTGTCCATCATAGTATTAGTAGATGAGAGTACTGCTCCAGGTGTCGTAGCGGGCTCTATACGAGGTGCTAGAGGGGTAGGTTCACTGCCTTGTATAAGATTATTAGATTGGTCTTCATCAGATCCTCTAATCATTGACCTCGTTCTGGTCTCTATAGTAGCTATAGCATCTTTCTTTTGTTCTACTAGCTTATTGTATTCTTCGGCTTCATCTCCAAAGAATCCTGCATTATCTTTTGCTTGAGCTCTTAGTTGT